CAATAAACTTTTTAAAGTCTTTGTTATACAACTGATCCAGAGTACCTTCATATTGAGTTTTGTTCTCGCCTACTTCCATCTCACCAATAGCATCTAACTTATATGAATGTCGTGATTCATAGTTATACTTCTTGTAGAGTTGTAAGTAGTCTAAGTGAATACGACCTACTAAGTCGTATGTAGTTTCACTTTTGCCAAATCTTTCGTATTCTCTTGGTTTAGGAAGTTGACCCATCAAGCAAAACTTGCGTGTGTCATCCTTACTCATTACTCGTGTGACACGATTAACCATGTAAGGTATATCGTATCCTTCACTATTCCAGCCAGTCATTACATCGGCATCTTCAATGAGTTGAAAGAAAACATCAAACATATCCTTCTCAGTTGTGAAAAGCATACAGTTTTCAAATTCATTACAAATCTCTTGTGCTGTTTCAGGTGACATATGCTTGGGGGCAATGACCAATGTAACCAGTGTATCTTGCCAATCTAAATATAATGAAATAGCAGTTACTGGATTGAATGGATCAGTTGTAGGACTGAAACCCTTCTCAGGATCAAAGTCTACCTCAATGTCAAAGAAACAAGTATGAAGTTTAGGAACATCCGCCTTAAGATAGTTTTCACTAAGGCAGCGAAACACTACTGGCACATCACTTTCAAATAATTTCTTACCTGAATGAATTCTGCGTTCTTTTTCAAACTCTTGTCGTTTGCGTGTACTGAAACGATTTACAGGGTCACCGTATATACTGCGATACTTACCCTTATGATCGGGATAGTAGAGTACATAGTTTGTGGGATATTCTTTGTATTGCCGCTTTCCGTTCTGGTCCCGTTCTACCACGTAGATACGATCCTCATCTCTGCTATGAATAGCGTCTACGTAACTCATATTTTATTATCTTTTAAAGTATACCAATCATCCCATGCAGACAATTGTTCCCACACACGATTATATCCTTTAGATGATAGCAAATTATAAATCTTTTGTCTATACCCCTTATCACCATTTTCATCGTTATGTTCGCAGGTTATAAACTTTACTTTATATTTGTCAAAATCAAAAGCCTGTAGAATATCCAATTCTGATCCTTCAGTATCTAAAGAAAGATAGTCAATATCTACTGGTGCATTAAACTTTATAAGTAAATCATTAAGTGATATTGTGTTTACTTCATACAAACTGCTCTGCCCCCGGGACATGCTTGCAGGTTTATCAACATAGGAACTGATAGCAGACCATTCAGGTTTGGAACTCTCGTCAAACACTATTTTTTCATTTGTTAGATTCCAAACACAATCAGTGCTGATATTGCACGATCTATTTTTGTATAAATCAGAATGCCAAACTTTTGCAGGTTCAGCAACGATACCTCTCCAATTATATTCTTTTTCTAAAATATACGTATTGTTTATAGAAATACCATCAGTTGCACCGAAGTCTACAAAATAACCATTTCTTTTATAATTTGAGAACAGCAAGGCAAATATATCCTGATAAACTTGAGACCGTGAACTATAAAACAAATCAGATAAGTTATCTTTGTGTTTTTCTAGAAGTGGGTTTGATTCAATATAAATCTTAAACAGAACCGCAATGTGTTCTGGTCTTTGTGTACCAAGAGGATCGTATGTATTGACTTCTGCCCAATAATCTTCTATTGGTCTAGCGTTACTCAAAGTGTTTTACCCACAGTTTCCAAAATAGTGTTTAGTTCTTCGTGGTCAGCGTTTGTTTGACCAAGACTTGCTTTATGTGCGACTGTAATTGCCTTCTTAAGAATGCCTGGCTTTACTTCCAGTTCTTCTGCGATAGCCTTCACAGTATCACTTAGACCCTCACGTAGGGTATCAATCTCATGTAGGACTACCATGCCCTCGTTGATAAGTTGAGTCAACTTAATCTTTTGCTCTCCGGTAAACATTTTACTACTCATAGTTTCTCCTTGTTAAAGTAATTAGTATACATGCCTTGTGTAGAAAAGTCAAACATTTTGCTTATTTTCTACAATCTTTTTAACCACAGTATGTAGACCTGGGTTAATATGTAATGCGTGTGGCATTAGATGTGTGCGTACATAGTTACGCATATATTTTGTGTCATCATTGCTATTGTCGTGGCACCAATCAATAGATTTACGTTCGCACCAATTAGTGAATTCACTTTTGTTTGTTGTTAGAAACGGACGAACTACATTATTTCTTTTTGATGGGATAACTTTTGGTTGTCCGTGAAGTGATGACCAAACATATGTTTCTACGCAGTCATCTAAATGATGTCCAGTAATGACTGGACCTAATCCATCACCAAAACTATCTAGGAAGTCATAGCGTTCATTACGCCAATGTTCTTCTGTGCTGAGTTCTTTGGGTTTACTATTCTTAATCAATCCAACCATCAATGGAAGATTGCGTTCAGTGCAGAAGTGTGCAACGAATTCTAATGCTCGTTCACTATTTTCTGTTCCATGATGGAAGAAAGCACAAGTTACATTGTGTTTTTGAGAAAGGAAATCTGTAATAGCAACAGAGTCAACGCCGCCACTAAGTGCGACAACAATATCTTTTGGTAATGGAAAGAGTAGTTTCAACATCTATGCATTATAGCATAGAATGTATTTTATTGAAAGATTTCTGGATGATCTTTGCCAAATACTTTCATGTATTTGCCCGCACCCATATCTGCTAGCATTTCAATTGGGCTACCAGGATAACTGTCACCTGGTTTAATCATACCCAATTCTCCTTGTCGGACATGAACAAATTCATGGAAAACAGTACGCATAATGTCAACCATATTACGATTAGCAACGTACACCCAAACGCTGTTATCACTGTCCATATGACGCCCGGTATGATGACCTTCTTGTGCTTCTTCAGTATTATAACTGAATTCAATTTTGGGTACTGTTTGTAGATTAAGTTTTTGTGCTGCGAATTGAATAAACTTCTTCATTATTGGGTTATCTTCTAAGAAGTCTGGTTCACTATCTTGTTCATCTAATTTACTTTTAACCCAATCATCAGGTGATTTTCTAAATTTATGTACAAACAAGTCATGTAATGCTTTACCAGTAATACGATGTTTACTAGCAATATCTTGCATCAATTTATCAATGGTATCGTAGTCATGTTTAGCCAATGACGGCAAACGTTTTGCTAATTCAAGTGTAGCGGATTCAATAATGATGTGTTCAGTAAGCATTATGTATTTATCAAATATGCTCACTTTATAGTCCACGGTAGCGAATCGTTTTCTAAACCCAGCAGCCGGGTCACACGGTCCTAAGGTAGGTGTGTTCTTACCAAGAACTTTCTTTAAGTTCTAATGTGTATGTATCAAATCTTTTTAATCGTGCTAAGAATTCATTAGTTTGTTCTGTAACAATACCTGTCATTTGAAATGTAACTCTAGGAGTATGACCTGCATTTGCAGTAGAGTGAGGGACATTCATCCAATCAAATGTACTAACATCTCCTGCTTTCCATCCTTGATGTATATAATTACCATAACTCCAAAAATGTCCCATCTCCCAATCTGTTAATTGAACGATTATTCTTTTAACATTGTATGGATTATCTGGATTCCATTTTTCAAGTTTATCTAAATGTAAGTTCCAAACTTCGCCGGGCATCTGTACATGTATACGTTCCATACAATCTTGTAGACCAAACAAATCGCTAATCTTTTGTAATTGTGGAGATATTTTCCATGATAGATGACTGACTACATGTTCTTTACCGTACCCAGTCTTTTCTAAATCATAATCTTCTGCTGCTAATTCTTCTTCTGGTCTAGATTTTCCTACTCTGCCTCGAGTACGCCATGTCGCAGGTTTAGAATGAATTATAGCTTCACTAACATCACTACTGTAATCCGCAATGATTTTTCCTAACTTAACAACTGTGTCATAGTTTGGATTTATTTTAGTAGCATCAAAGTGATACTTACTTCTTAGTTTTGATTGTTCCCAGCTTGATATCATATTACTTTTACCCTTATATCATTTGTTGCGTAATCTTGTGCGTATTGTAATGGGGGTGATTCTATCCCTAATATTTTTGCCAACTCGTGATTAGTAGCAGGTTCTTTGCCCTCACGATGCCAATATGCATCTAGTATATCTTGATTTTGTTCACTAATAATGTTAGCCATTGTGCGTAAATCTACATAATACTTATCATACTTGGGATAGGTTATATTAAAATGCCCGCATTTCACCCACCAACCTAAACACGCATCATCAGGACGATGTACAAGAATGATAGGACAATCAGGCCAACATGCTTTTAAAAAATCTATATTGTGAGAAAATATATGACTCTTAATGATACGCACACCTTCACCAGTGAATGCACTATTGAATATATCTTCTAGTGCATCTTTGCTTAATGTCATTAAATCATCAGGTAAATCAAATTCCATACCAGGATCAAAGTATGCACCTAGATGCATTAGTTCTAGTTTCCCATTAGCATCATGGTAGTAAGTACGTGCATCACTATAATCACTACGATCAAGGCTAGGGCTGTAATAGATGTTTTTAACTACACTAGACCATTTAGAGCCTGGTGCGCCGGCTACAAATATATACTTCATTCGGGTTTAAATCTCTGTGCTATTGGTTGCCATTCTTTACGTAGTTTAGTCATACTAGCATTTAATCCTTGAGGAGTATGCTCATTAGTACTTATAAACATCATGTTTTCATCAAATTTTTCTTTAGCTTCTTTGCTGTTAATAGCAGGGATAAAGTTTGTCCGATACCACTCTTGTACATCTTTAGGAGTACCTTTAGGTAATATAAGATTCCAACATCCGTATATGTTTAATCCCGGAGCATAATCTTTCATCAATGGTGTTTTTTCTAATCCGCGCAATTGTACTTCGCTAGCTATGCCTATCAATTTTAATTTACCTGATTGTAAATAAGGATATCCTACTGCTACTGGAGTAACACCAAATTCAACGTGACCACCCATAACATCCATTAATGCTTGTGCCGGACCTTTGTACATAGCTGTTTCAACTCTATCTCCACCTGGAACATTTAACTTAGTAGTCAAATACTCTACCGCAAGTTTGTGACCACCTCCACCTATTGCAAAGTTAATTTGACGTTGTTTAGCTTTGATTTCATTAATTAATTCTTCGGGCGTATTTACTTTGCTGTTTGGATTAGCCCAGAATGCTAATGGACTTTTAGCAATGTTAGCTACTGGTTCAAAATCAAAGATATTATACTTAATCATTTGTGGATACCATATCTCAGCAGTTACCCATTGACTATTACAAGCAGGAACTGATATAGTATAACCATCATTTGTTACTGTACTGAAATAATTAGTAGCTAGGTTTCCGTCAGCACCCGGCTTGTATTCAGATACAAACTTTGCTCCTGTATTTTTCTCAATCATATCTGCTACGATACGAAAACTGATTTCATTTCCTGCGCCCGGCCCATTTGGAAATACAACTGTTATTGGTTTAGTTGGTTGCCATGCAAAGGCTAGTATAGGTACTAATAATAGTAATGCTAAAAGTTTTTTCATTGTTTCTCCTTATATAAATATTAACAACTACTAATATTTATTCCTAAATTACAGAAAAAATATTAAATTATCAAAAAAATCTTATGAACACAAAAATTTTTAACTTAATCAAAGAAAATTTAGAACTTGCGTTTAATTTACCCAAGTACAGTAAAATTTCTATTACAGAGGATGCAATCGTAGATGAGTTACCCTGGACTCCCGCACGATACAAAAAGTTTAAAGATGCTGTAGAAGCAGAATTAAGTTTACCATGCGAATACACAGGAACATTACGCAATATAGTAGCAGATTTATCTGAACGTTATATCCTGCGTTTCTTCAGTGAGATATGGAAACCACGTACAGGTGATTACGAACACACTGGCTGGGAACTTGCTGATGAAATTAATAAACTGAATCCAGAAAAAGTACTAGATGTTGGGTGTGGATATCATCCATTCAAGGGTCGTATACAGAACTTAATTGGTATTGACCCGTACAATAACTGTGCTGACTATGAAGTAGATATACTAGATTACAAAGTTAAACCAGCAACACATGATGTTATTATAGCATTAGGTAGTATTAACTTCAATAGTAAAGATGAGATTGAAGCACGATTCAGTCATTGTGTAGATTTACTTAAGACCAACGGGAAGTTTTTTCTACGTGCTAATCCAGGGATTACTCATAAGACTGGGCCTTATGTAGAGATATTTCCCTGGAGTTTTGAAGTTGCAAATGAATTTGCCGAGAAGTATAATTTAAATTTAGATACATTCAAACGTGACGCTAACGATAGATTATATTTTGTTTATACTAAACTTTAATCATCTGCGCTAGAGCCACACTTAGCACGTTTAGCTTGTGTGAGTTTACCAAAGTCAACGGGCCATTCTTGGCCTGGAGACAATTCTTTACCACCTTGCGGAAATCCAAAATGCACACCTGCTGCTTGTTGAATCTGTACTACAGATAATCTAAACTTAGTTAAGTCATTACCTAAGTTAGGATAAGGAGCAACGTGAGGGAATGCCCAACCTGCTATTTCTTTGGTTTGATTATTGATAACAATTTTATAATAACCATGCGGAACAACAACACCGTTGCCGATTTTCTTATCTTGTGCATTATATACTCCACCAACATAAACTGTGTAACTTTGATTGCGCTGAACTGCCCACCCACGCACACTTGTTTCTAATAGTTTCCATATGCCACGATTCAATGAACCAGCTTGCGGAGCCATGTTAGTCATTAAGAATGATTCATACTCTACTTGTTGATCCCAAGATAGATCACCGTCTGGACTCATATGACCTTTATCAAATCCTGTACCAGCATAATCATCTGGTTTAGGACCATTTGGTATAGATTGATCCGCAGCAAAAGCATTTGTTCTAGCAACACATCCTAATGCGTTTTGTGGCATTAATTCATATGTTACATACTTTGGTAATTTTGCAATAGCATCATATCCAACTAGATATGCTTGACGACAAATGGGCTGTATTGCCAATGCCGTTTGAGGGAACCCATATGGTGCGTGTACTTGACATTGTTGAGGTGGATTTGGAACACGTTGTGTCCAAGCTGATGTGGTAAAGGAGGCTATACTCAATACTATTGCTAGTAATTTTTTCATCTTATGCTCTCGCTTTCTTTAGAACACTACGAACCATCCATTGATGTTTTTCGTGAGCATCTAGTCTTTCAGCAATAAAGTTAGCAATACCTTGTTTGTTTTCTTGTGTAGCAGAAGCAAAGCAATGATTAAGTAATTCAATCATTCTAGCATTATCTTCATATAATTCAGCAAACATTAATTCAGCACGTGGAATCTTAAGTTGATCTTGAATGATAGTTAATTCAGCATAGCGTGTTAAACTACCAGGACTATAACTGTCTAATGTACGAATGTATTCAGCAATTTTATCTACTGAACCGTATATTTCTTCATAGAAATTGCCAAAGAATTCGTGATACTGAGGGAAGTTATCTCCCTCTACATTCCAATGAAAGTTTTGTGCTTTGATAGACAATGAGTTAACACTTGCCAATAATACTTTTAAATCTTCTGTTAACATAATTATCCTTTTATACCTTCAAGTATTGCCGATTCTTTAGGTACACAGTTATTGACTCTAGTGCTACCTTTCATCTTAGTGCCTTGTTTCTTATAATCTGAACTTTGGTTTTCTTCTTCATTGGTTAGAGCAGCAACTCTACGTTGACCTTTGCTTTTGAATTTATCATTAGTTTGTTCATATGTTTCAGGATAGTTTAGTCCTAATGATTCGTTTGTTGCTTTTATTTTTTGACGTTTTGGCATTGCTATAGTATTATTAGGGTTTTTACCTTTAAGTGCTGCCTTTCTAGGCGCTGCTCTTTTAGGCGCTGCTGTTGTAGTTTCTCCGGGAAAACTACTATCAAGACGTTGACGCAAATATTTTACTAATGATGGTTGGTCGTCATTATGTTGGGTCATTATGGTATGCATAATGTCATCAATCTGTTGTCTTACTGTGCGAGCCACTGCTTGTTGTTGACTAGGACTATTAGGCTGTGATGGTTGTGACATGCCGCCTACACTACTTGTCCCGCCTGCACCATCTGATGTTGGTGCAACTGCTTTGCTTGTATGTGTTAATCCAGTTGATGTATTTGTAGTTGTGCCGCCAGTAGATGATGTATTAGTTGATTTGGGTAATTGATTTGCCATTGAACTAAATGCGCCAGCACCAGCACCACTATTATTAGCACTTGTTGATCCTGTGTTTGCCGCCGGGGCAGTTGCGGCTGCTGCGGGAGTCATAGTATAAGGTAGACCCATCTTTGTGTATACTGTTGAAATTACATCTTCTGGTACACCTTGACTTTTCATAAAAGCCGCTACTTCATCTGAATCACTTGGCTCACCTTTTTGAGTCCAATTCATTTTTAGTTTTTCTTTTGTGACGTTTGTAGTGAACTGATGTCCAAAATTACTTAATGCTCCTCCTACTTTACCGGCAGTTTTGTCTAACCAATTAAGTCCTCTACCAATTAAACCCGGCTTGCTTTGCTTACCTTTGCCACCTGGCTGATCTGGACGATACTGTTCTGGACGAGTGCTGCCAGGTGCTCGTGCTGGTTTAGGCGTTGCAGGTGCTGCTGGAGCAGGTGCTGATGAAGTCGGTGCTGCCGGAGCAGGTGTAGTAGGTGTTGAAGTAGATTTTGGGGTTGGCCCCTCACCTCTAGCCATTCTTTCTAACTCGGCTGTTGAAATTAAATTATCTGCTTCCATTACAGCAAGACGGTAACGGTCAACATTTTCAAATATAGTATATACCCCTATTGTAGTTAAATTTATATTTCTATTTTTATTACCGATACTTTCATTTAATGCCCAATTGAACGTAGTAGTTTTCTTGTCTATTAAATCATATGCTGATAACTTTTTAAATGCTATTGATTCTACAATTTTTTTATCTAGTCTAGGATAATGATTTTTCCAAATGCTTTCAGTAACACCGGCACGATTGGCTGCTGCTTGTTTACCTAATGCAGCCGGTACACTATCATATGCGCCGGACGCAGTTTTAGCAGCAGTATCAGCAGCAGTACCTACACCTTGCAGATAAGTATCAGCATTTACTGGAGGTATATTAAGTTTAGTTCCTATTGCTAAAGCATCCGGATTTGTTATTTGAGGATTTGCTCTCATTAATGCTTCAACACTAGTTTCGTATTGTTGAGCAATATTACTTAATGTATCTCCTTTTGCTACTGTCTTTATTACTTCCTTATAACCGCCTGCTGCTTGTTGCATTTGTGATGGATCTAATTGATGTGGGTTCGCACCTGGAATATCAGCACCACCGGGGCCTTGTTGCATTTGTGATGGATCAAGTTGATGTGGATTAGCGCCAGGTATATCAGCACCGCCCGGTATATCAGCGCCACCACCACCACCCCCTCCACCGGGGCCTTGTTGCATTTGTGACGGGTCTAATTGATGTGGATTTGCTCCAGGAATATCAGCACCACCGGGGCCATGAGCATATTGTGCCGCAGCTTGTCCACCGTATGCTAAAGCAGCAGCGCCGGCGCCCTTACCAATTACACTTGATAACTTATCACCTTTGATAGCAGAATCAAGCGCATAAGTTAAACCCGCAATAGCAGGAAGTCCTGCTCCACCAGTAGCAAGACCAACAGCAGCAACTAATGCTGCTTTAGCAAAACCTGCTGCTTTAGGATATTGTTTAGCAAGATTGCGATAAGCAATAATTGATTTCATTATCTTGCCCTTTTCACCACCAGTTAATTTACCTAAGGCTGCGGTAGCTTGATTATATGCTACATCAACTGCTGATACTGGTACTGAATTTTGTATAGAATTTAAAACACCTGATACAGCATCTTTAACATTTGTAATAGCTTTACCTGTTACATCTTTACCACGGCCAAGCATTGTACGATTAGCACCAGTATCTTTGTTTGTCATGCCGGTTTCAGCATCGGCAAATATTTGATAGATTTCTTGTTTGCTAAGCCTACGTTCGACAATATACTTACTTACACTTTTAAATTGACGATAAATGGGATCTTCCATTAATAAAGATTCATTTAAAATATCTTGTTTGCTTTCTTGTACTTTTTTAGTATCATTAGCAAATTGTTTATTTGTA